TCTTTTTTGTCATCGTCATCGTCACATTTTTCTTCGTCATCTTTTTTACGATGACTATCCTTTTTCTTCATATCCTTCTTGTCATCGTCTTTCTTTTCTTCGTTATCTATGCGATACACCATAGCTTCGTCCCCTTTGTAAATTGCGCATACCTCGCCTCCTCTGGCGTGGGCGACGCAGGCTAAATGATTATAGACAATGTTGACTTGTTTCTTTGTATATTCTAAACCATCGAAAACACCGCTGGCTGGTTCTACGTCGCAGTTGTAACCCATGCTTATATGACCTATCTTCTCAGTCTCGATAGCGTCTATAAGAACAGGGTCGGTGATGATGATGTGGTCTACTTTTAGTAAGGTGAGTTCACCGTTTTTCTCTGGGTAACCTTCGCTGCCTAGATAGCCTTTCATATAGGCTGACGTAGACCCTGGGTCTAATAAGTCGGGTGGGTGATTGTGAGTAACAGGCAAAGCTTTCAGAGTACTAAGTGACTTGGGGTTTAGTACCTCAGATTCACTACGTAATTCGTTGCCATCGTGGTAAACGAAGACTCCAGTTCTAGTGACCACGCCTGCAACGTCTAAGTAACCTTGGGGTGTTCTATTGTATTTTTCTATCCTAAAACCGTCATATCTTACTACCACAGTGTCCTCCAATACTAATATCAGATATGTCACAACATTAGTCAAGTAAAAAGTTAGACTTTGTATAAATATTATTTGATTTTAAACTATGTGTAAACTGAAAGAACCCAGGAATAGGTTTCCTGGGTTCTCAACATCTTTAAGGAGTATATCTATGTCTAACATAGTATGACTTAGTTGTCAAGTATTTTCTTTAAACTAAGTTGGTTGACTCAGAAACTTTGTTGTGATAAAAAATTAGAACTAGGCCGGTGTAACCTAGTTCTATCAACATAATACAGAAAGGTGTTATATGAATAACATACCCTTAGTTTCCTGTCAAGTAATTTCTTCAAAAAATGTTCCAGCTACTACTTCCCTTAAGATTGCTGAGTTCACAGGTAAGAACCATAAAGAGGTATTGAGAGACATAGAAACCCTTATCTCTGGAGACCATATAGGTGAGCGCAATTTTGCGCTGTCTAACTATAAGACATCACAAGGAAAAAAGATGCCAATGTATATTCTCGACGAAGACGCAACTACGCTTCTTCTCATGGGTTATACAGGTAAGGAAGCAATGACTTGGAAGAAAGCTTACATTGCTGAGTTCAAAAAGATGCGCGAAGAAAACAAAGTTAAGAGGGTGAGGGGCGATGACTTCGCTTTTCTCAACCAAGTACAAAAGAACGTAGCTGACCACATGCGTAGAACTTTGGAAGGGAAAGAGGGTCACGTGGGGTACTACGTCTCTCTGGCAAAGTCAACCAACGAGATTGCATTTGGTTATCATGAGAAAGGTATGAGAAGAGATATGACCCCTGAGCAATCCTTGAAACTTGGTTATACTTTGCAGGGTTCTATAAACCTTATGTTACGAGGTGTGACTAATCCAACTCAGCTGAAAGAAGCTATGTCTAAACAATTGGTAAGATAACACATCGACAATTGTAGTCATTGTACTCCACTGGCAAGTCCATGAAAGATACTTTCTTTCCTTGCAACTTACGATGACTCTTCCTCACTCTTTCATCCCCCGAAGTACTCCAAATACCTTCTGTCAAACCTAGAGACTGAGCTTGAGATATAGATAAGTCTCTATTGAGGTTATTAATGTCTGTCCTAGACGTAGTCTCAGTGAACTTGAACTTAGGTTTCTTATACTTCTCTAGGAAGACTTTAGCATTTGTCCCAGTGAACAAAGAACTTTCACGGAACAAAGTAAGCTGAGTCTTACGTTTCTCGTAGATAGCTTCTATGTTCTTCTCTATACTCTCTACTGAGTTTTTCCTAAACTCAGTCAACCTGGTTACAACTCCGACCCCAGGGATAGACATCTTAAAGTCCTTTAGTAACTTATTAAATGAGATAGCTATTAAGTCATCGATAACATCGTAACTTAGCTTCTTCATAAACTCCCTAGGTACAAAGTCCCCGAAGTCTCTCCCTTCTTGGAGACCTCGTACTAAGTAGACGCTAGAGTAAGCCCAGAAAGACTTATAGATAGAACGTAGCCATACTGCGTATCTCTTCTCTAGACCTAAACTAAATCTACTTACCTTTATTGTCTTTTTTATCTTTCTTCTCTTCATCATTATCTCCACTAAGTTCTTCTTCTAAACTCATCTCTGCTAACATTTCTTCAGACTTAGTTATCTCTGGGTACCTTGATTCAACAAAGTCAGCACAGTCATAACCAAGACTTTCAAGGGAAGCTACGCCACTAGCTAATTGAGAAAATACTTGGCTTTCTTCTAGCTTAGTAAGTGACTCATGGTGCTCAAAGCTAACACTGAATTCCTTAGGCATCTTTAGTCCATCAGTGTACTGAAATAAGTCCATGAAGTACCGTATAATAGGTTCAACTTTCTCTTGTCTCTCAGCATCGATAAAGCTCTGGAACGTAGTCTTCTCAGTTCTTCCCGTAGTCTGTCCTATGCTCCCCTCACCGAACAATACGTCATGAGGGATATCGGTGTCTAGACAAAGTCTCTCTTGGGCCTGCCTAGTAAGCTCAGCTATCCCAGCTAACGTAGGTGTGTAGTACTCAAACTCTTCCTGGACGTCTATCGCCGATACATTGTGAACACTACGTGCTCTGTTCTTGGCATCCAATGCTGCGGCGAGAGCTTGTCTCTGAGTAGGGTTAGTTAAAGACTGAGCCAGACCCATGATCTTATGTATAGGTAAAGGAATCCTAGATAACATAGTTGCCATGTTGTCCATTGCAGTATTATAATTCCTAGATGCATTTTCTATCTTACGGATGTAGGAATCATGGAAGTGCATATTCGTTCTGAAGTTAAAAGGCATAAGCTGAATACCCGAGTAACGAAGTAACCTAGAATGGTGTATTGACTTCGCTATCATATTAGGTAGACGTTTTATGTCTTCTATTTGTTTAAGATAAGCTTCTTGACCTTCAGCTGCGTTCATATTGTAATTGCCAACGATGGGCGTAGTAATTAAGTAGTAGCTAAGAGGGTTAAAGTCAAAGTCCATCTCAGTAGGGTTAGGCGCAAAGAAGTACCTAGACAAGACATAAAGTTTTCTAATCGCCTTGACGTCCTTAGTAACTAGGGGTATGTCTTCTACGTACCTTATGTTACTATTACTATTCTCATAGTTAGTGACTATCTTCTTAGCCCCTTCTACGTCTAACCACATAAAAGCGTCACCGTAGACATAGCCCTGAGTAGCAAGCCTCTTACACTTAGACCAAACTTGGTACTTCTGGACAAAGAGCTCAGTAAATTCTTTGTTATACTCAGGGTCTTCGCATTCTATATTAAAGCCATCTTTGAATATGTACTTAACTATAGTGTCTATGATCTTACGCTTTATAGGATCCATAGAATAATGATGTTCCAGAGTCAACGGAGAATATGGTTCAAAAGGTTTTATCTCCGTTGACTCTGTTATGTCTCTAGATGTGCCCATCCCAGTAAAGATGTTCTTGTATACTGAGTCCATCCTAGAACCTAGTAAACTAAGACTTTGTTGTACTGAATCTAGTCTTAGATTTACATCGTCCTTAGACTTCTGATGTTTCTTCCTTGTCATATAATACTCCCTTGTTCCGCTGCAAACAAAGTACAGCGATTAAAGTCTCGTTGTTCTTCTACGTGAGCTACTAAGTCACAGTACTTGAATTTCTCATTGCCCCATAGTACACCAAGTGACAAAGCGTCTATGGTATCATCGTTCTTACTAAAAGGAAAATTAGCTCCTTCGTTCATAAGAGGGTATTGCCAACCCATAATAGAATCAAAGTTGTCACTGTTACCGTCATCTATGATATACACTTTACGTCGGTTTATAAGAAACTTTAGAGGCTGAGCTCTGACTATCTTAGACCCATTCTGCTTCACACCTTCAGCAAACTTACCCTGTACACCTGGTAACTTCTTCATAGTCTCAACCAACGCTTCACCAGCGACACCAGGGTCAACAGGGAACAAAGGTATGACTCCGTATCCATCCTGTAACGAGGTCTCATCAACTAAGATATCATTGCACTCTGTAAGACCTCGTTGAGAGACCATGTCCATGATGACAATGGAATCACGAAGAAAGGCAATCTTTACACCTCGAGTCCAGTCCCTACGTAATACGTCTTCTTTGATTACTGAGCCACTAGACCCTACTCCAGCAAAGTCCCAAGACCTCACATAAACTAAAACTTGGGATTTCATCTCCTCGAAGTCAGACGAAGTAATGACTTGCACATTGTCCATGTTAAAGAAGCCACCAGTCATAGGACGAGGGTCTTGCATATACTGAGCATAGAAAGTATAAGGGTCGTTCTCTTTCTCCAGTAACAAAGAAGCTGTGTCCATACGTTCAGGGAATATAGACTCACCGTTGACTAAGGCAGGGACAACGTAGTGGATACAGTTGTCTTTGTAATCCTGGAGAAGCCTTCCACTAAGGTCATCTACGTGGGTACGTTGTTGGACTACGATTATCGGCGTACCTCCTTTCATAGTTCTCTTGTTACGCCGAGACTTGAATGTAGAGTTGAATCTTTCGTAGACACTGTTACGACGTACTTCATAGAACACATCGCTAATCTTATTAGGGTCATCAAAGATAAGGTCTCCACCATGAGCTGTGCCATCTAAGTCCCCTGCAGCGAACCCTGTAGCTACGCCATTTATCGTAGTAGCTAGGAACTTACCACGTGACGCTGTTTCCCAGATGTTGGTTGAGTCTTTCTTGAACATAGTCTTAAGCTCACAAACATTCTTCAGCGCATCCTTGACTTCTCTGGAAAAAGAAAAACTAAGTTCCTTGGAATAAGTAACATAGATAAAGTTAGCGCCACCATTGTGAACATAGCACCACGCTACGTAGAGAGTGAATATCAGAGTCTTACCGAAACGTGGTGCTATATTCACAACTATGATAAACTTACCCTCAGGTAACTCTCTTCTAGCACATTGTTCTAAGAGGTCACAAAGTCCTTGGTGGTGCTTTGTCACCCTGTACTCAGTATTATATAGTGCAAAGAAAGTTTGTTTTACAAAGTCAAGGAACCCAGGAACCTCCCTAGGCTTACTTTGTTGGGCATGGTATCTCAGAGCTTTATCTAAGAGACGTTGGTTGATATTCACTTAGTGTTACCTTTAAGGTACTCCACGTCACCTGGTGTCATACCCATAGCCAGGACCGTGGTCTTAAGCTCCATTTGTTCTTCTTGGTACTTAGTACGAAGTCTTATATTCTTAAGCTTAACTCTGTGGTCTAGGCTAATCTTTAGTTCTTGAAGCCTAGTCTTAGCTGTCTCAGGGTCATAGCTAAACCTAGAAGTACAAAGAAAGTCAAGAGCTTTGTATTGAGAAGGGTCACATGTAACCATACCTAAGGCTACGTCAGTCATAGTCTTTCCTACATGAAGATTACACTTAGCCTTACCTAGTTCATACCTACGTGTCATCTCTTCATCTAAGATACTTAGTTTTAGAAAGTCATTGTGAGGTATGTTAAGCAACGAAGCCATAGTCCTCGTAGAGTCTATACCATAGTAACCATATTCTTCCATGGCCTTGTACACGTGGTGGTTAGGCTTCCAGTCACTACTAAGTTTACTCTTGAGCATCTCTAAGTTACTAGGCACAAGGTCACTCATAATCTTCGTCTCCTTACAAGTCATCTTTGTCAACTATACTGACAAATAGTAATGATTACAAGGAAAATCTTAGTCAACTGAGGTCTTAGATTAGGTCAGTATTGATAACACAGATTATGATGTGTGAAGTTTAGACCTAGTCAACTGAGTCATAGAGGCCATCTAGGTCTAAAAAGTTTCACAGAATTCTCAGGACCCCTTTGTTTCCTAAAAATCAGAGCTAGTTCCAACTAGGTTCTTCTTTGTTTTTATTTGTTTCAATAGTACCAGTTTTAGAATAATAG